CGCATAATGTCATACGCGTTATGTTGAAAAGGCCGCTGCGAAAATCTCTCCCGCAGCGGCCTCTTTAGCATAACGTCATTATGCGAACCATATTTTATAACGCTGCTGGAGCTATCCAATACACAACAGCAAATATTGCAAGGGCGCCACCGGCTCTTAACCAGGTTGAAAACTTAACTTCAATAAAACCAGGGATAAAAGTTGTGAACCCTGCGGCAGCCAGCGATAGTACAATTCTGAAAAGGGTGTATTGAAAGTGCGAAGGGGTTGGGATAAATATTGCTACAACTAGTAAAAATACAATGAAAAATATCCCAAAACAAAATGCAGCCCATCTTTCATGTGTTTTTGTCATATGGCTTTTTCCTTTTTTATCGAATCCATAGACTGGCAGATTCATTTTTTTAAATTGCTCGCGAATTAGTTTTGCTTTTTCACGATCATAACTTTTGACCAGTCGTTGCATCGCCGCAAAAGCCGTTGAACTCGGTGATAACGTGTTATCATTCTTTTGCGTTCTATAGGTCTTATAATGCTGGGATATTAACTCAAGAACATCAATGCATGTTTCCGCAAGCCATTGATTCCAACTGGATTCCTTGAGGTTTTCTGTTGAATTATTTTGTGCTGTGCATTGTTCAAGATAACTAAAAAGTGACTCTCCGGCAGAGTGAACATCATCAAAGAGACATTCTTCATTTAAGAAGGACATGAGCATAGTAGTGTAGTTACTATATAGCTCATTAATTTCCTTTTTCTGACCTTCAATGATCTCATGCATTCATGTTTTTCTCTTTTATTTTTTATTTGGAAGAGCATTTATCTTTGCAAGAAGTGAGCTAGCCTTTGATGTATCTAACCCATTGAAAATCATTTGTTTTATTGGTTCTTTGTATATGCTAAAAACGATTTTCTCTACTTCGAAAATATCTTCATCTCCATTCAATTTTAATATTTCGTTCCTCATTTCCCCAAGTTGTTCTGTATTTGGGTTCCACTCAACGATATTAAGCTCTTCTTCAATCGCCTTCTTGAATAGGAATAAATTGAATGATATATGCATTATTTGTTGTCCTGTTTTTTATTATCTATAACTGTTGGTTTCTTTAGTGCTTCTTCTAATAATCGCTTGGCTTTTGAAGTATCTAGCCCATCATTTAGAGATACCTCTTTATGAATAAGCGGATTCATATCTTTTCCAGATTGGTTATTTTGTTTTTTTATCATTTTGGTGTTTTATTTTCTTTAACTCATTTTCGAGTTCTTGTATTTTTAGAAGAGCCGACATTGCTGCGGCTGTATTTAGGCCTTTAAGAATGATTAATTCTATTGGCTTATCATAAATTCTGTGTACGATTTTTGATATGTTTCTTGCATCCAACGTTTCGGATGATGCGATGAGTTCTATTTGTATTTGTTCAAGTTGTAGGTAAGTAGGCTGCCAGCTACTTATTCCCATTATTATTTCGAGGCTGTTTTTTAGGTAAAGCAGATTTTCTTTATTCACTTATCATCACCTTTATTGCTGCTTTTTTGTTGAGCGCTTTGCTCATTCGATGACTTTTGTACTGTTTCTAACAATCTTTTTGCTTTAGATGTATCCAGCCCATCCTGAGCAAAACCTTCATGCTTCTTATTTTGGTTTGGTTGTTTGTTTTTTTCTGTGTTCATAATTTACCCTTTGGAATACCGAATGTTTATGCTTTGTACCGCGCAGCGGTTCGGGGTTCTGTGACACCCCGAACTTTACCGTGGTTTCCCACGGTTTTTTACTTCTTGGGTTCTTCTTCCGCGATATTGTACCGCTTGTTTTTAACGCTATTTATCGTGCGATCTAGATTCAAAAGATCTATGAATTTCTCAAGAAAAACAATATCTTCTGGTTCAATATCTCGAATGGCGGCCATAAGACGTGTTTTGGCTGCCGCCTCTGTTGCGTTATGTCCCTTCAATTGAAAATCTACGCCATAACCAAAAGCGGCCATATCCTCGCCATAGTGCTCTGACAGGGCAAGTGTCGACTCACCGAAAGCAAGCCAGACCGGATTCTTCCCTGTAGCTTTTGCTATTTTACGGATTTCGATCAGTTTTGGCTCGCGTTCACCAGATGCTAGTCGCTTGAGAGTGCTGACACTGATGCCAGTTTCATTCTCAATATCATCGTACGTGAAATTCTGGATGATGGACTGCCGTATACGTTCTGCACATTCTTTGTCTGCTGACATGTCAGATACCGTCTTGTAGTGATCACAAAGTCTCAATTCTAACCCCCATTTTTCTACCTAGAACCTTTAGTGTCCATTTTGATTCTTTATAGTGTCAATATTGTTGACTCAGGCTCATGCTCACAATAGTATAAGTGGTATCGTAAAGTGTCAGAACAGACACTTGCGAATCATTTAAAACCAAGAGAGACACTATGTTTTTCGACTGGCTGACTATTGAACAGGATTTTGGCTTTCAGCTACCAATTTTGAGCGATGTCGCTTATCAGCGAATTCATATTGACACTGGGGAGGTATCTTCTTTGAGCCAGCCTGCGTTTCACCACAAAGGTTCTTTTTGTGATTCGGTTAAGATCTCAATTCGAGGTTCTTTGCTGAAAGTCTCAGGAAATCCTTCCCGATGGGGACGGCTTGATAATTTATTTGGCCTTCCGACAGTAGATTCCTGCGTAGCTGTTTTTAATCAGATACTTTCCGAGATTGGTTTACCGGAATTTACGAAGTGTACAAAATTGATGCCTGGTCAGGCTAAAGAGAATGAAAAAGCCCGTCTCATTTCTGATGGGGCAATTATTAAAGAATTGCACATTACATCAAACCGAGCTGTAGGTAAGGGAAATGAGGATGATTATATATCTGCTCTTTCAACTCAGCCGTATAGAAATAGTATCCCAAATTTACATGCCAATGGAAAAACGGTTGACTGGAAATCCAAAAAAGGATTTGCAAATCTTATGTACCCATCAGCATATAATAAAGCACATGAAATCGTCCTGCATTCCTTGACAAAAATAAAGAATCGATTCTCTGAGCAATCTCAGGAATACAAATATATTACTGACCTTATTTCATTTTGTAAGGAGCAGGGTGTAGTACGATTTGAGCAAAAAATAAAACCTCGATATATACAGAAGCACAAGCTTAATTATTGGGGGTTATCTGATTATTCTGTTTTACATAAGTTACATTCGGATTTTCTTGACCTTGATAAAAAGTTATCGGTGAATGCTATGGACTTTGAAACTATCAGTGACCATCTTGTAAGTAGTGGCGTTGTTGAAACCACCCGTGCAGCAAATACTACCGCAATGTATGCAATACAGTGGTTTCATGGTCATGTATTTGACTTCAACAAAAAACAGGTTCAGACGCATCGTGCGCGATTGCGAAAAATTGGTATCGACATTGCGCAAAAATGCAATGTTTCCAAATTCTCTCCTGTGATTGTTAAACAAACACGGGAAATTAAGGTGCAGGAGTGTGTGGCACCATCATGGTATGTACGTCCGTCACATTTACGCGTTGCATAGTTGATTAATAAAAGGTGTTTATATGAGTGAGTTAGGAAATCTGGAAACAACTGTTACCGGGAAAATCAAACGGTTTAATAACGGCGGCGGTTATTATTACACTACAGTGGTTTCTCCTGCCGCTGACGCATATAGTTTCCCTCCTGTTATACGCATTAAGTCCAAGAAATCACTTGGCCGTGTTGGGGATGAGATAGAAGATATTCATTGCCGGATTACGGGTTATGAACGCAGCTTTCCATATACAGATAAACAAACAGGTGAGCAATCCCGTGGGTTCAATGTAGACATGCTCCTTGAACTTCTGGAATAAATATGTCCGCTACAGACTTTAATTCTCTTTATCAATTAATATTTAATGCTGGGCTTGTAATTTGCTTTGGCCTTGGCGTTATTAGTGGTGGTCAAAGATGAGTGCACTATCTTACTTCTTTGCTGCTTATTGTGTTGGATGGGTTATATCCCATTCTATTCTGGTGTTTAAAAAACTATCTGAGGTCTCAACATGAAAAAATCAGTCATTGCAAAAATCATTGCTGGCTCCACTATGATTATTGGTTCATCTGCCTTTGCAGCAGATGATGCAACCAGTCAGGCTAAAGCTGCTTTTGATTCTTTAACCGCTCAGGCAACCGAAATGTCCGGGTACGCATGGGCGCTTGTTGTTCTTGTTGTTGGTGCTACGGTTGGAATTAAGCTCTTTAAGAAATTTGTAAGCCGCGCCTCCTGATTCAACATTATTTCGCTTCAACCATTTATTTGGGTGGCATCTGCCACCCTTTATTCAGGTAGCATAAATGAAGAAAATAATTATTGCTTTATTTTTTGCTCCTTTCTTTACCCATGCAACTACAGACGCTGAATGTTTAAATAAACCCGCATTTGATGGTACATTAAGTAATGTCTGGAAAGAAGGAGACTCACGTTATGCAAATTTTGAAAACTGCATTTACGAACTTTCGGGTATTGGTATCGGTTATGATAACGATACTTCGTGGAATGGGCACTGGACGCCTGTTCGTGCTGCTGATGGCTCTGGCAATGGTGGTGATGATAATTCATCTGGCGGGGGTAGTAATGGAGACTCAGGAAACAATTCTACGCCAGATACAGTAACATCCGGGCAGACTGTAAATTTACCTTCTGACTTATCTGCTCTGAGCATTCCTTCTAATGTGGTTAAATCTGACTCAATAGGTTCTCAGTTTTCGCTTTATACAAATGCCAATTGCACAATGTGCTCATGGTATTATCTGTCTAACAATGCTGATTCAATTGCCATTGCTAGCATTACGGAAACGGTAAAGTATGATTATAACCAGCCTGATATGTGGTTTGAGCAAACCGACAGTGACGGCAATCATGTTAAAATACTACAGAACAGTTATAAAGCTGTTTCTTATAATATTGAATCAAAACAGTCGGACGTGAATAACCCGACATACATTAGCTATTCTTATTCTGTTAATGTAAAACAGGTTTCCTATGATACATCAAACGTCTGCATAATGAACTGGGAAACATTTCAGAATAAGTGTGATGCCTCACGTGCTGTTTTGATAACTGATACGGTTACGCCATCTTATTCCAGAAATATAACAATACAGTCGAATATTAATTATCAGGGTGGCAATGGGTCAGGCGGGTCAGGCGGGTCAGGCGGGTCAGGCGGGTCAGGCAATGATGGTGGCGGAACCGGGAATAATGGCAACGGAACCGGTGATTTTGATTACGTCAAAATGGCAAATGCTAATAAAGATGCACTGACTGAATCATTTGACTTGTCAGCTTTGCAGGCCGATACAGGGGCATCTCTTGATGGTTCTGTACAGGGAACGCTGGATTCTTTAAGGGGATTTTCCGACAGCATTGGTGGGCTTGTTGGCAACGGGTCAGCTATTTCTGGTGAGTTTGCAGGTTCATCATCTGCGATGAATGCAATTGGTGAGGGTGATAAATCTCCTCTGCTGGACTCATTTCTGAAAGACGGATTATTTCCGACCTTACCTGAATTTAAACAATGTACGCCATTTGTATTTGCTCCCGGCAAAGAGTACGAGTTTATTATTGAGTGCAAATACATTGATATGTTTAAAGGTATTTTTGCTTTCATATTATATTTCTGGACGTTCGTTACTGTTTACGATTCTTTTTCTGGAATATTACGTAAGGGAAGGGGGTAACTATGCCAGCTTTTCTTGGGCTTCCTGTTCTGGCAAGATTTATTGGATGGCTTGCAGGTGCTCTTATTGCATATGCTGCAAAGTTTTTTACATTGGGTATTGCCAGAATAGCACTTGCAATTTCGCTATTCCTTGGTCTCATTATCGGTCTGAATGGATTGTTAGTTTCCTATCTCTCAGATCTTACTTCTGTATTACCGCCTGAAATTGCCAGTGCAATTTCTTATGTTGTTCCTGCTAATGCAGCACCATGTTTGTATGCGATTTTTTCGCTTAAAGCAGCAGTTTTTATTTTTGACGTTAAAGACAGAATTATAGAATACCTTGACTGGAATAAATCATAATGGCTGTATATGTTGTAACGGGAAAGCTTGGTGCAGGTAAAACACTGGTCGCTGTTGGTAAAATCCAGGACAAAATTGTTTCTGGTTGCAGGGTGGCAACGAATCTCGACTTGCGCATTCATAAGTTACCGAGAGTGGGGGTATTTGCAAAGTCACCGGATGTTATACGAATACCTGATAAACCCTCACTGGAGGATTTACTGGCAATCGGGAGAGGCAATAATTCCTATGATGAAAATAAAAATGGATTATTGGTTCTTGATGAATGTGGAACATGGTTTAACTCACGTTCATGGGCTGATAAAGAAAGACAGTCCGTAATTAACTGGTTTTTACATGCCAGAAAATTGGGCTGGGATATTATTTTTCTTATTCAGGATTTATCCATCATGGATAAACAAGCTCGTGTGGCACTGGCAGAGCATGTCGTTTATTGCAGACGCCTCGATAAAATCACAATCCCATTCATTGGCTCAATTTATAGTGTAATAACGGGTTCAAAACTTCCGCTGCCAAAAGTACATGTCGGAATTGTTAAATATGGTGACTCTCCGCAGTCAATGACTGTAGAACGCTGGACTTATACGGGGCGTGATCTTTATGCCGCTTATGATACCAAACAGGCATTTTCAGACGCTTATGAGCATTCATCATTCTCATACCTGACACCATATCTTTCACATGGACGGTATGCCGTAAAGAGGGACGCTACGTTTTATATGAGACTTTCCAGAATCTATTTAAAGAAATATTCAAGAGTATTGTGCCTGTTTTGTGGTTTTGTATCAGCATTCGCATACCTCAGTCTGTCCAGACCGGAAGCGACAACTCAGATAAAACCAGCATCGCCGCAGATTATCACATCCCGTTATAAACCATCAGAGTTGAAAATAACAACATCGTATCGAATGGGAAATACGGTTGGTTTTGAGTTTATGGATGCTAAGAAGCAAAAAATCGCATCTGACGATCTAATTAAAGACGGTTTCCGCATGGTCTATATAGCACCTTGCGCAGTAGAGCTTATTAAGGATGGGAAACATGAAAAAGTTACTTGCTAGTTTGCTTTGTGCATTGTCATTTCAGAGCTTTGCTATCCCTGTCGAGCTGAATAACGCGCCAGTCAGGGAGTTTGTTTCATGGTATTCAAAAACAACCGGAAAGCCTGTGATTATTTCACCGGACGTAAAAGGGGAAATTACAGTTTACTCAGCGGATGTCACCAGGGATGAACTGTCTCAGTTTTTTACGTCGGTTCTCCGGGCGAACGGTTTTGACCTCAGTCCGGGTAATCCTGCTGTGGTTCAAAAATTTAACCGTGATACGTATGAATATTCCGATTCATTCTCAGAGCCGGTTCCGGCATCCTCTTATGAGGGGGATGTTCCTCCTCCAACTGGAGACTTTTTCACTAAATCTGAGATGCGCGCCAATTTGATTACTCAGACGTATCCGGTCAATAACGTCAGAGCAAAGGATCTCGCACCAGTTATTGATATATTCCTGAAGGGGGAAAATATTGCAGGTACTAAAGTTTATCCTTTTGATGGAGCGAATATTCTTGCCGTAACGGCATCAGCATCACAACATAAAGAACTTGCAGCATTTTTTCCCTCTGTTGATGTGCCAAGAACGCAGGTTCTTGTTGAATCAGTTATTTTTGAAACAACGGCTTCCGATGGTTTTGATTTCTCCTTTGCAGCGGGAGATCCTTCCGGCAGTCCAGTGGCGGGAGGAATCAATACTGACCGCCTCACGTCCGTTTTATCCAGCACTGGCGGCTCCTTTGGTATTTTTAACGGCAACATTCTGGGGCTTAGCCTGAAAGCGCTTGAAACATCGAGCAAATCAACGCTTTTATCAATGCCGCGCATCCTGACTATGTCAGGCCAGCCAGGAACATTTACGGCAGGGCAAAATGTTCCATTTGTGACGGGACGGGTCACGGGAGAAGCTGCAAATGTTAATAATCCATTCCAGACGATCGAGCGTCATGATGTGGGGATCTCATTGAAGGTTGTTCCGGTCGTGACACCCGGAGGATTGTTAATCATGGATGTTTCAACAAATGCGGACAGTATTTCTGATTCGCAAACGGCTTCCGACATCATCACAAATACACGCTCAATTTCGACAACCGTTCAGCTAAAATCCGGCCAGACAGTTCTGCTCGGCGGGATGGTGGATAACAGGGAAAGCGACAGTGATTCATCTGTACCGTGGGTATCGAAAATTCCCTTAATTGGTGCGCTCTTCACGTCCAAAAGCTCAAATGCAAACAAGCGCACGCTGTACATTCTCATTCGCGCCCGCGTCGTTAACCTGCTTTAATCCCGGATCACCGGCGTTCTCCCTGCGCAGCGGGGGGAACGTTGGTGAGAAGGGCGCTCAGACAGGAAAGTCCCCCCGTATATCAGGTGGAACAAATCGCCGCTTATCTCTTTTTTAATTATCGGCAGGCGGAACAAATCACCGTGCAACATTCCTGACCCAAAGGTGGGGAGCTATGCCGTTAAGGCATGGCAATAAATCAGTCAACTAATAACCAATTGATAATATTATGTTTTTAAAGCCTTTTAAACTTGAAAGGTGGGGTGTTATGCCGTGGAACATAAGGAGAGACAAAAATCAGGGGGGGAACAAATCGCCGCTTTCAGCTAATCAAGTGGATAGTTTTTTGCCTCATATTGCATAATCAGCGTAGACAGTTCATCCAGTTTTCTGGCTTCCTCAGAACCATCCGGCGGGTCGAGATCGTAAAGCGGTGAGACTTCTTTTAGAGCAGCGTAATATTCCTGTTCATTTTTTATCATGACGAGAAGTGTTCCTTATGCTGATGGCAAGACACCAGTTTTTCGCATGCGAAAAAAATTTCTTTTCAGAGCAGTAGTAAACAACCGTGAACCCTGACATGCCCACGAAACCCGGACTCATTTTGCGGCAAGAGACAAGTAAGGTGCATGAGCCATTGCATAACCGCAGAGCTTGTCCGTCCTATAACATCGCAGACGATTTGTCGTGTGTAACTGGTGAGGAAACAGTACGGCCATCCGCTTTGCATAATTGCTTACGACTGCATGACGATAATAGGACAGAAGCAATTGTGGCTGCAAAGGCTTTGGCGTTCATGTTTTTAACGGTAACGCCGGGAAGTGACAAAACTTGTTTTGGTGCTGACCGGGGTTGGCCAAGCCGCGAAGTCATTGACTATAGGTTTGGGGCTAATCCGGCGCGGCAGCTTCACCAGAGCCGTCCTGACGGACGATGACTGACCTGATGGCTGGGTTTTCCTGTGCCAGAATGCTGGATTCTCTCTTACGCCTTACTGGTGCGCATAATGT